TCGCTGCACCACGCCAGCCCTCTCGGTTGATCTGGTATCGCTCTTTGCTCATCCCTCGCGGCTTGGTGTCTCGCTTCTTCTTGGCTTTGTTGGTGTGCGGCCGCAGCATCTCAATGGTGCGCCAGCCGTCCTCTGCGACAGCGCCGAAAAGTCCGATGAAGCGTTGCTCGACTTCCTCCGGCACGCGGCGCTCTTCAGCGACGTAGGCGTAGCAGGAGCGGCGGCTGATCTCTAGCGCGTCGGCGAGTGCCTCAATGCGACCGCGTGGGGTCTTGCGTGGGAATGCGTGCCTGGCGATGATCCTCATCCAGTCGCCACGAATGGAACGAACGGTGGCCATAGCCCTCCCTCTGCTCAGGGACGAGTGTCATCCCATTCCGTGATTATGACGCGCACGACGCCAAGATGCAAGGAGCGCAGGGAAGCGAAGGCCTGCGGCGATAGGTCAATGCTTCGACTGCGCTTCGTCCACTTGCGCTTCAAGTCTTTATGGCAGCGGCCGCAGTAGTCGGCGACGAGGACGATGACGCAACGCTCAGGCTTGTCGGCGCGGCAGACCTTGATCTGGTACGGATCGTCGCCCCAACGGAAGGTGCCGACCGCTGCGTAATACTTCGTGCCGTGTCGTGTGTACCAGGCGTTGTTTTTTGTTGCGTCGTACCACGATGCGACGCCGCGCACTGGGATGCCGTGAGGCGTCCGCACTGGCACACTTGGATGGACGGTCAAGATGACCGCCATCAAGAGTGCAATCACTCAGGCGGCTCCGCTGCGACGAACCAATCGCAGAAGTCGTCAAGGTCAAGGATGATCACGGCACGACGGCGACCACCGCCAACGCCAGGACTGTCGCCGATCACCAAGCCACGCAACTGATCGCTCTTCACCGGCACTGTCTGCAACCAGTCCCACTGGCGCTCGCTGAAGCTGCCGCCCACCTTGCACTGGACGGCGAGCCAATCGTTGGCAACGTCTTGCTTGCCGCCGAACTGCCCGACGCGCTGACCGAGCAGGCGCTTGGCAACCTCGCGCTCAAACGCATTGCCACGAGCGCGGCTGTTCTTCCCCTTGCGGCTCTTTGCAGGGTCAATCATCTTCTGGATGGCTTGGTCTTTGTAGTAGCCCATCAGATGAGCCTCGCCAGCACTGCGGTGCCACCGTCGCTGAGGGTAAAGCGGCTGGTTTCAATCTCCATCACTCCGTGCTTGATGAGGTCAGCGTTGGTCTTGCGGTTGCCGATGCCTTCGTACAAGAAGAACCAGCCATCTGGCGCAATGGCGTCGGCGTAGCGTTGGCTCAGGATGCACCAGACGCGGCCAGAGACTCCTGGCTCGTAGCACCACGCATCGGGACCCTCCTGGACGGCGATGACTTGATCGTCAAGGAACGGAGCCTTCCGCTCGATGCGGCTCACTTCACGCAGCTCCTGTGGTACCAGGCGAAGCGGGTATGCCGCTTGTTGGCAACGAAGGTGATCACTTTGACGCGCCACGACTCCTTCAGCGTGTTGAGCACGCCTTCGCAGGAGCCGCACGAGGTCAGCCTGAACACAGGCTCCTTGCGCGCTCCACCTCGCTGTGCTTTTACTGCTGCCACATTGTGCTCCTTGCAATCCAGACCACGGTGGCAATCGCCACGATGAGGTAGATGGTAGCGGCTCCACCGCCGCCGTTCTTACTCACTTTCGGCAGAGTCGCCGCGATTAGGAAGGCAAGCATCAGGTTCAGCCCAGCGATAAACACGCCGAGGCTGTCCCAGCCGCTCAATGCCCGACTCCGTTCAGGGTCGTGACCAGACGAGCGACCATCTTCTCAATCGCCTCCTGCGCGGTTGCGCCGGTAGAAGTGATCTCGCCATCCTCGTCGTCAAGGATGACCGTCCAAACGCCGTCAATCTGAAGGCAGTCTTGGACTCGATAGCCAACCTGTGCGGCCAGCACCTCAAGCTCGTTCATACAACCCCCTCCATCGCATCAGTGATCTGACGATACGCCTCTTCGGTTGAGATCTCCGATGTGTCAACCGTAAGGTCTGCCCTGCTGTCTGTCCAGCCCCTTTCCGTGATGTCAGCGGCTCCGTACAGGTTGCCGCCCACCCTCTCGCGCCTGACCTCCTCCGATGCTGTCAGCCGAACGATAAAGATGTCTGGGTCAATGGCTCTGAGGTACTGCACCTCGGCATCCAGCCGCACGTCATCCACCACGACGCCGAAGCCGATGCGCTTCAGCTCAAAGTAGTCCTTGCGCCAGACCCGCAGCCAGAAGTGCGTGTCCACGCCTCGCATCGCCGCACCAATGTCTTGCAGCAGCTCTCTGCCGGTCAAGGTGCTGTTGCCAAAGTTTCGGCTCACGGTGATTGACTCGCTTTTGCCGAGGTCGTTGTACGCCATCGCAGCGATGTGCTTGATGGCATCCGCAATGCCGTGCCGACGGTACTCACGATGCTCCACGAAGAACGACGCGATGGTGGACTTGCCGCTTCCTTGCGGCCCAAGAATCGCCAACGACCTCACGGAAGCCTCATCGCTTCTACGACCGGCAGGAAGCCGACCACCTTGACGATCTCCTCCGTGTTCTCAAACTGGGTCGTTGCTGGCATCAGGCGAGGTTCCCAGTTCGGCTCCTTCACGCGGTACAGGTCCCAGGCAAAGATGCCCGCTGGCGTGCTGTTGATGTACGCAGGTCGCGCTGACCGCTTCCCTGCCTCCTCGATGAGCCAGTCGTACTTCGCCTGCTCAATGAGCATCTCTGGGTAGTGCGCCTCTCGGCACTTCAACTCCAAGATAAAGTCCACTCGTGCAAAGGGAAGGCCGTACCACGCCGTGCAGTCCCAGTGGCTGAAGCCGTACTCCATCCGCTCAAGGTGTGGCACGCTCGTGCTCTTCAGGTGATCTAGTAGCTCTTGCTCAGTCATCCTTGTCCTCCAAGAATCTCTCGCAAACTTGCGGGTCGTTTAGTAAGAGTCTCTCTCTTCTCTCTCTCTGCTCTCTCTCTGCTCTGCTCTATAGCGTGACCAAACCGTGACACAGGGTCTTTTTGAGCACGAGCCTTCTGTTGACGTTGAGCCGACGTCGGGTCGACTTGCCATCGAGACCAGTTCGAGACTGCCACGACACCGCCTTGAGACACGTCCAGCAAGCCCTCGGCAATGAGTCGAGGCACTGCCCGACCGAGCCTCGGCCCGATGATTGCGGCGAGATGTGTCCGGTCGCGGAACTCGCCCCCCTTCCGCATCTCCTTTGCCACCTCAAGAATGGTGATGAACGCTCGGAACTGCGTGTCAGTCAAGCTGGCGATCACCGCATCTCGGTGCGCTCCTGCTGACCACTTGATCCATAGACTCATTTCGTCCTCCTCTCAGCCGTTAGAACGGCAACTCTTCAAGCGAATCCTCTGGCACGAGTTTGGGTGCTGGCTCCGCAGACTTCTTGGCGTTCAGGAACTTGGCGCTCGGCTTCTCTCGGCAATACGAGCCGTCAGGTGCCTTGTGGCTCGCAGCCCAGAACGCTTCGTAAGGCTTGCCGCTGACCTTGCTGATGCCTGCTGGCTTCAGCGTCCAGGACTCGCCGTGCGAGCAGCGGTCATCGTCCACCGAAGCGGCGAAGATCATTGCAGCCTTTGCTGCAAGGATGTCATCGTCAGATGCCCTCGTAGAATCAACGGAGACCCCTGTAGGAGCCACGGAGCGGGGCGCAACCCCACGGGGTGGTACTTGGATACCCTTGTCTGGTGAATAGAGGCTCCTGCCCACTCCAACCTGAGCCGCGCACCTGCGGAGCGCGTCGCTGGCCGCCGACTTCAGCGGCTCGTCATCCTGTGCCGAGTTCGGGTAGCCGAAGTCCTGTCGGATGGTTGTCTTACCACCGATCACGACAGCGAGTGAGCCGTGGACGACGTTGCGTGCGCCGTCTGCGACCTTCACCTCAAACTGCCAGCCCTCAATGCCGAGGACGTCATCCAGCCGCTGCGCGACTGCTCGTGCGTCGGCGTAAGTGAACGTCATCCCTGCTCGTCCTGGGCGATGCTTTAGGTCCTTCTCCTCGAATGGCGCGCAGAGCGCCTTGCTGATGTCGTTGCTCACTTGTCTACCTCCTCTGTCCTGAACTTGAAGACTCGCGCGCCGGGAACTTCCCGAGTCGCGGCTTCTACAACCTTCGGGTCAATCTTTGTTGCGACCTCCTTCCAGTCCGTCTTGAGCGACGGCTTGTTCTGCTTCCACGTTGCCGACCAGCCTTGACCTGCGATCCCAGCCTTCTCGCCGATAGCCTCCTTGAGACTGATCGCAAGGTTCTGGAGTTCTTGATCAAGGAGACGTGACTCGTATTGCCTTTCGGCGAAGATCGCCGCAAGCCTGTCCAGCGAAGTGTCAGCCTGCGCCCACTCCTCGCTGGTCTGCGGTACCACCTGCGCCAGCGCGTCGCTGTCCTCGCCCTGCAAGGTTGGCGGCGTCTGGGTTGCGAGTGCGTTGCGGAACTCCACTGCCTTCGCGTAAAGCTGCGTCTGATAGTTCACGTCAGCCTCAACCCGCTCGATGCGGAAGACCAGACCACCGAGCAGGACTGCCACGTCGCACCACGGTGCAGCGGTCACGAACATCTGCCACTGCACCTGCGCCACCACCTCTGGCGGCACTGGGTGCAGACTCCAGCGCGGTGAGGTGCTGGTCTTGATCTCCACCAAGCCCTCCTCGCCGACGATGGTGCGGTCGAGTGACGCGATCACCCACGGCAGTTCCTTGAGTCGGACAATGCCGTTGCTGCGGCGCAGCTCGCGGCCAGTCTCCATCTCGTAGAACTCTGCCACCGCGTTCTCCAGAAGGATGCCGCGAACGGCGGCTGGTCCCACTGGGTCTGGCGTGTATTTGCCCAACTTCTCTGCCCAGAGTTGGTACGGCGTCTTGTATGGGTTCAACCCCGCGATGACCGAGACGTCGGTCGCCGTGATGCCGTCCGCCCGAAGTGCAAACCACTCAGGACTGCGCTGCTCTGCCTTGACGAACTCGTATTGCTTGCTCACTTGCCCTCCTTCTTTGCGCGATCTTTCTTTGCCCAGCCCTCGCCGGTAAAGACCACCGCCGCTGGCGTGTAAACCATCCGCATCCAGCGGCCGCACTTCTCGCAGCGCGGGTTATAGACGTTCTGGATTGAGTGCGTGTGTTCCTCTCGGTGTCCGCAGTCTCCGCAGCGGTACTCGTACACTGGCATTAGCCAAGCACCGCGAAGAGAAACACCACGAACGCAAAGCCCCAGATGCCGATGGCGAGATCCATCAAGCCCTGTGCGCGCCTGCGCTCGTCCGCAAGGATGTTGGTCTTGATTGCTACTCGCTTGTAGACCAGTGGCTGCGTCTTTCGGTTCAGCCTCATCGCATTGACCCCAGCGCCAACATCAGCACCATTGCTGCGATGAACGATACGACTGCGAGTGTGTCCAAGATCATTGTCTTCACTTTGCTGCCTCCTTCAACTGCTCGAATGTTGTTTCGCCGGTTGCGATGCGAGCGATCTCGCTCCACGCGATTGGCGCGTGTTCTGCCACTGGTTTCTCGTTGCGCTTCGGACGAACGCCCAGCTCAAAGATGAGCGATGGAAGTTCGGTCGAGGTAGGGTCGCCGACCACGAAGACGGCGTGTCCCTTGCGCTCGCTGCGGCTAACCCAGCCGAAGTTCTTGTTCACCTTGACCTCCTCATCGGGATCAGCCGTCTGGCTGGTTCCTCCCCGATGTCACGATCCTAGAGCGTGACGTCACGGCTTGTCAAGAGGGTGGTCCTCCCCTGGCTGGAGGAGGTCAGCCAGGGGAGATTAGCCGCCCGAAGGCGGCCTAGTCATCGTCCTCATCTACGAGCTGCAGGATCACCTCGATGCACGCTCGGCAGATGGCATACGC